CGAAATCGTCCTGTCCTGACCCGTGACGCGCTGGGGGTTCTTGTGAACTCTGACTTTGAAGCCTTGGAGCTTTCTATCGACTCGCTCGAATACCTCGTCCAACACCAACTGCCCTCAGAACCCTGGTAACTCAGGTCTGGGGGCTTTCTTTTGAGCTCCTATGAACCTGCAAGAACGGTTAGAAGCGACAGTCAACAAGGCTGAGGTCGATGTGTCCCTGTTGCACCAAGTGGTGCATGGCAACAGCCAGACGGATGTTGTCACCGAGGGTGGTCTTGTCAAAACGGTGGCCAAGGCCATCCATCAGGTTGAACTTGATTTGGTGGCGTCCCGCACAGAGCTCACAGCTCAGGTGGGGGAGGCCACAAGGCAAGCTGGCATTTCCACAAGCAGTGCCAATCTCTCAACGTCTAAGGCAGCGGATGCAGCGGCAACGCTCGCAGAGGTCAAAGCTAGAGCAGACGCGGCAACCAGTGCCGTGGTGATTCCCACCAAGACGTGGGTGGGAAACGGGACTCAGACAGACTTCGCGCTTGACTATGCGGTGGGTCATCCCGGTGCATTGCAAGTCACTGTGGCCAGTGTGTTGCAAACACCCGTGGATGCCTATTCGCTTTTTGATTCCAGAACGCTGAGGTTTGTGACAGCCCCCTTGAATGGGGTGAGCATCACGGCTCGGATGCTGGATAAAGAGAGTCAGACCGGTGCAGCCGCTGCAATGGATTGGGCGACCAAGACCACGGGGCCTGTGCAGGGCTCTGAGTATTCGGCGAAATACCAAGCGCAGGCAGCAGCCGGCAGTGCGAGTGCATCAAGTGCCTCAGCTTCTGCGGCTGCAACGAGTGCTTCAGCCTCTGCAGCTTCCGCGACCACAGCCAGCAGCAAGGCTAGTGACGCGGCTACATCTGCGGGCAATGCAGCGGCTTCTGCTGCAACTGCAACGACACAAGCCAGTGCGGCTACTGGTTCTGCCAATAGTGCGGCTACATCAGCCACTGCTGCTGCCAGCTCCGCGACCACTGCAGCGTTTAAAGCCACCGATGCATCTAGCAGTGCATCGAATGCTTCGAGTTCAGCGAGTGCAGCTGCGACGAGTGCCAATACCGCGCAAGACTGGGCGACCAAAACAAGTGCGCCTGTCAGTGGCACTGATTACTCAGCCAAGTACTACGCCCAGTCCATCACGGCATCTGCGGCAACTGCCACTCAAAAAGCGAGTGATGCAGCGGCAAGTGCCACGGCTGCGGCAGGCTCGGCCACTACTTCTACGACCAAAGCCTCAGAGAGTGCTGCGTCGGCCAGTAGTGCTGCATCCTCAGCAACAACGGCAACAGCACAAGCCACTGCAGCGGCGACATCTGCCACCAACGCAGCATCTTCTGCAAGTGCTGCCTCAGGTTCTGCAAGTACTGCCAGTACCAAAGCAAGTGAGGCGGCTGCAAGTGCCACGGCTGCTGCAACCTCTGCGACCAACGCAGGTTCTAGTGCAACAAATGCTGCCGCATCTGCGAGTGCCGCGGCAGGTTCTGCGACGACGGCAACGACCAACGCCTCGGAGGCTTTGGCCAGTGCAAATGCTTCGGCATCTTCTGCGAGTGCTGCGTCAACCAGCGCAACAAGTGCAGCGAGTTCTCTGTCTTCCGCTCAAACGCAAGCCACCAAAGCGGCGGATTGGGCGGAGAAGACTGCGGCGACAGTTGACGGAACGGGTTACTCAGCCAAGTACTGGGCAGCACAAGCGGCTGGTTCAGCCGCAGCGGTAACGACCAACACCATCATTCCTGCGGAGACTTTCACGGGTAATGGTGTGGCGACGGATTTCACGATCAGTCGTGGTGTTGCTTATCCCGGCGCCTTATTAGTCACGGTTGCAGGAGTGCAGCAAGCGCCAGTGGATGCGTACACCACGCCCACAACGACCACGCTTCGATTCAGCTCAGCGCCGGGTAATGGCGTCCTTATCAGTGTTCGGTATTTGGATAAGGAAGCGCAGTCAGGTGCGGCTGCTGCACAAGAGTGGGCAACGAAGACGACTGGCACGGTCTCAGGTTCGACGGAGTACTCGGCTAAGTACCACGCAGGTGCAGCCGCTGCGAGTAGTGCTGTGGCAACCCAAAAGGCATCGGATGCCTCTGGGTCTGCGACTTCTGCTGCAGCATCAGCCGCGACTGCCACGACCAAGGCATCTGACGCTTCTGCTTCTGCCACTGCGGCTGCGAGCTCGGCGACAACAGCCACTACTAAAGCAGGTGAAGCTGCGGCGTCGGCAACGAGTGCAGCCTCGTCTGCATCTGCAACAGCGACTTCCGCAACCGCATCAGCTGCCTCTGCCGCAACGGCGACTACCAAAGCCTCTGATGCAGCAACGTCTGCGGCGACAGCCACAACTAAGGCAACAGAAGCCAGTAGCTCCGCAACTGGTGCTGCAAGTTCGGCAGGTGCCGCGAGTACGTCTGCCTCTCAGGCGTCGGCCTCGGCCACCAATGCTGCAACAAGTGCCACTGCTTCTTCCACCTCAGCAACCAATGCCCAGACTTATGCCACGCAGGCACAAGCTGCGGCAGCTAGCGCGCAAGGTTCGAGCGTTGCGCCGCAGGTGTTCACGGGAAACGGCAGTGCCACTGACTTTGCCCTCACCACGGCAGCGGCGAGTGTCACCAAGCTCATGGTGACCGTTGCCAACGTCATTCAAGACTCGTTGGATGCGTATGTGTTGGTCAATAGCGGTGCCACCTTGAGATTCACATCTGCGCCCTTAAACGGGGTGCGAATTGTTGTTCGGTATCTGTAGCGCATTCATTTGAAAGGAGGCCGCTGTGCCCATTACCCAAATCCCACCCGAGGGCCTCAAAGACTCGGGTGTATCTGCAGGAACCTATGGGTCTGCTTCGCAAATCCCCGTGGTGATGGTCAACAGCAAAGGACAAGTTACCTTAGCCGGTACTGCTGCGCTTGACTTGTCGACTAAGGTCAACAAGGCGGGTGACACGATTACGGGAACCCTGTCCGTTCCGCGTCTGCAAGTCGCATCCACTGCGAACTACATCGACATGGTCGATACGGACTGGGGCACGCGTTCGTTTCATCACAACCAAGGGCTGATGGGATTTTTGAAATCCGATGGCAACTGGGACATGTACATGAATAACGGTGGCCAGATGTGGACGGCCAACTACGGTTGGTTGCATGACTGTTTTTTCAATAACGTGAGTAATTGCATTCGAATTAATGGAAACCCAAGTTCAGCTTGGTCAGGTGCACCTAACTGTCAAGTGACAGACAACTGCTACAACTGCGGCGAATTTGCACCCAATCAAAGCAACACGTTACCGACGCTGTTTGATAACGGTGGAAACATACGACTTGGTGCTTATGGCACTCGATACAACTGCAATTGCGATTGCAACTGTTGCTAAGGAATGAAAATATGAAACTTCACCTAGCTACAAAAAATACACCATTTGCGCTTGATGTTGCTCTGATCGGCACGATTCTGAAGTTTCAGATCAGATCAGTTGTGCAGAGAAGCTTTGTGGGAAATCCTCAAAAAGAAGATGTCAACGGATGCAAGTTCTTTGATGAATCGTTGATTACCGAGTGGCGGGGAGATTGGGGCGTTTTTGATGAAGGCACCTACCAGCGCTCTCTAGACTTGGAAACACTCAAATCACACGCCGAGTTTGGCGACCATACTTCTTTCATGTTGTATGCGCCTAAGGGCTGGGCATCAGATGGTGCGCGTGAAAGCCTCTTTGATCACACGCCCAACCTGTATGTCGCCACCTTGGCGAGCAAGATGGATGCGCAGGCTTATCACGCCACTGTGGTTCAGGCGCACCCTATTGGTCACATCTTGGTACCCCTCAAAACATCGGAACTCACAGATTGGTTGCTTGGCTTCAATGTGTTCGATCCTGTGCTCGTTAAAACAGAAGGGGACTTGGATTCCGAGCCTTGTGTGACATTGGCTCTGGCGCGCATGGAGTCTTTGCCCGTGGTTCGGTTCACACACAGCGTTGAATCGGACGAGGGGCTGATTGTCAATTTCAGACTGGAAGAGCCAGATGGTCAGCCTATCACCCATCACGAAGCGGAGATCTACTTGGATTCAACCGCTGGTTACTTGCGCGAACGTCGGGTGATGACTGTTGAGGGGGCAGGTAGCACTGTTTTCAAAACAGATGGCCTGAGCTCTGGCGCCGAAGTCAAGATCAAAGTCGGCTTCAAGTACTTCAGCGGTACGGATGACTTGGTGGTGAGCGTCCCATGATCCTTGACCTTTTCCCTCTTAAAACAGGGATCTGGTCACTTGAGATGGATGCGGTGTTTGATCAGGAGCTCTATGAAGAACTCTTGCAATTGAACGCTCGCATGCAAACAGGTGATCAGATCTGGGAACGCAAGGACCACAACATCTTTGATGGACATTCACCGCGCTGCCAAGCATTGCAGACGGCAGTTTTGTCAAAAGTTCAGGAGTTGCTTGGCCCGAGCGGGCGAGTGGTCCATGTGCAAGGGCGAGAGGTTGTTCGTTCTAGCGGCGTCGAAATAATGCCGCACAACGATGAAGACGAATGTGATGTACAGGCCATCTACTTTCCATTCGGCCCCGAGCTAGACGCTTCGCTTAGCTTGATGCCGCAGATCAATCAGTTTGCGCCCAATGGCTTCGCCATCTGTAACACCGCCTGGCGCTCGTCCGGGTTTTCTGGGTTACTCATGCCTTGGGAAGCCCCATCCAAGTTCTGGATCAAACCTCATCGCGGTCTGTTGATAGCGTTTGACGCCAGAGCAATTCATTTTCAGAAACCCTACTTTGGGGAGCAACCGTTCATGAACATTCTTTTCAATATCAAAGTGGAGCGCATCTATGGCTGAGTTCCTCATCTATGTGATCAAGCCAGACGGCACAGAAGACTCGCTGGTCTACAACAACCAAACTTCTAGCCTTGCTTGGAGCAATGGCCAGTCGGTAGTTCCAGTCAAAGCACGCGCTTTGCGTGATGCGACGGTTGTTGCCAAAGATCAACCCGGTCGCAAGGGCAATGTGCGAGTGCTCAAGATCAGTCTTGGGCTGCTTTGCAATTACGCCTGCACATACTGCTCACAACGATTTGTGCCCCATGCCGATCAAACGAATTCAGAAGAGGTTGATGCTTTTCTAAACTCATTGACCGATGCGCTGATTGAACCTCCAGAACGCATTGAGTTTTGGGGCGGTGAACCGCTGGTTTACTGGAAGACCTTAAAACCACTGGCTGAGCGGTTGAGGGCGATGTACCCCAAGGCTCAGTTCAGCATAATTACGAATGGCAGTTTGTTGGATGCGGACAAGAACGCATGGATTGACCGTTTGGGATTCTCTGTGGGTTTGTCGCACGATGGTCCTGGTTATCACGCGCGCGGTGCAGATCCTTTGGATGATCCACAAAAGCGAGCTGCCATCTTTGATTTGTACGCACGTTTGAAGCCTGAGGGGCGGATCAGCATCAACGCCATGATTCATGCAAACAATCCAAGTCGCGCGCATGTGCAGGCATGGCTACGCGAGCGCTTTGGTGAGGATGTCGTCATTGGCGAGGGAGCTTTCATTGACCCGTATGACGAGGGTGGATTGGCTTCCACGTTTCAGACTTCTGCGGAGCGCGTCACTTTCAGTGCCTATGCGTTCAAGGAGTTGCGTGCAGGTGCAGTGACCAGTTTTGACATCGGTCGCAAGAAGATCATGGATTTTGTGGAGTCTGTAGTCCAAGGTCGTCCTGCCAGCGCGTTGGGCCAAAAGTGTGGCATGGACCGTACCGACAACCTCGCGGTTGATCTGAACGGCAATGTGTTGACTTGCCAGAACGTGAGCGCAGCCGCTGTCGCTCCAAACGGCGAGTCACACAAGATTGGGCACATCTCTCAGCTTCAAGCAGTCAAGATGCGCAGCGCCACGCATTGGAGCAAGCGAGATGGTTGTTCAAACTGTCCTGTGCTTCAGTTGTGCAAAGGCTCATGCATGTTCTTGGACGGCCTCTTGTGGACGGCAGGGTGCGATGCCTCCTACGCCGACAACGTGCCGTTCTTGGCCGCTGGCATTGAGTTCCTCACTGGCTGCTTCCCGTTCTACATCGAGGGAGATTTACCGCAGGAACGGCGAGATATCTTCGGATTGGTTCGTGAGCACTCCGAAGCGAAAGAGCGTCGTGTCATTCCCATCAAGGTAGAGCATGCCTGATGTGTCGTTGAGTGACGCTTTGAAGGAGGCGTACGCGAGTTCGCCTTCAGATGTGGTGATCCTGCATACCTTGGAGCTGCGCCATCCTGACTTTAAAAACGAGTCGGGCGTGACGACGGCAATCAGGGTAGTGCGAGACCAACAAGACCTCTTTGCGCGCCTCGAAGCTTCAGCACCGTTGAACTCAAGTGAAACGGTGAGGTTCGTGGCCATGGGGTTCGATTTGGATTTGCCGCCTGTGGACATCGCACCTGTTCCTGAGGTCGTGCTGACCTTGGACAACGTTTCACGCGAAATCGTCAAACACCTTGACGCTGCATCAGAGTCAGAAGCTTCCATCGAAGTCACTTATCGCCCGTACTTGTCAAACGATATGGAAGGGCCGCAGATGGACCCTCCCATCACGCTGGTACTGACTGAGGTGGAGGCAGATGTGATGCGTGTGACCGCAAGGGCACGAATGGTCGATATCGGAAATAAAGCGTTTCCAGGTCGGTTGTACACATCAACAGAGTTTCCGGGACTTGCCCGGTGATGGGTAATTCATGAAACCAACAGACGGTTACTGGGCGCATCGATACATCGGTCGCCCATGGATAGCAGGCGCACGAGGCCCCGAGTCATTTGACTGCTGGGGCCTTTTTTTATGGGTGCAGAGAAATCACTTCGGACGTGAGCTTCCGCTCATCCCTGTGGATGCGCTGGATTTGCGAGTCGTGCTCAGGACATTCAACGAGCACCCTGAGCGCAAACGCTGGCAGCGCGTGCCAACGCCTAAACATGGGGATGCCGTACTGATGCGTCAGTCCAGATATCCGGTGCATGTTGGTGTTTGGTTAGACATCGATGGCGGAGGCGTGTTGCATTGCGCGCAAGGTGTGGGTGTGGTGTTCCAGGACTTGTGGGCGCTTGACCGTCATGGTTGGCGTGTTGAGGGGTTTTATGCATTTCGAGGTGAGCCATGCCAAGCAGCAATGACGGTGTCGTAGTTTGGCTTCGAAACCCGTTCGACCCCCATGAGCGTGATATCCATCACGTTCAGGGCAATCTAACCATCAGCCAATGGATGCACCAAGAGCAGATTGTTCTTGAGCAACCAACCCTAGTGCTCAAGAACGGTAAGCCTGTGCTGATGGCTGAACGTAGCGTGACCCTCATTGACGCTGGAGATGTCATCGCACTGGTGTCACTGCCGCAAGGTGGTGGAGGCGGGGGCAAGAACCCACTGCAGACGGTTTTGATGATTGCCGTATTGGTTGTGGCCAACGCCTATGGTGCGGAGTTGGCCGCTTCGTTCGGGTATTCGGGGGCAGTCGCAACCTCGGTGGCATCGACGGCGATTGCTGTGACGGGTTCCATCATCGTGAATGCCTTGGTGCCGTTACCTAATCAGAGCCTGCCCAATGCTACAGCCAGCTCATCTTCACCGAGCCCAACTTATTCACTGCAGGCGCGTGGCAACTACGGGCGACTGTCCCAGCCGATTCCTGTTGTCTACGGGCAGCATCTGATTTATCCGGATTTGGCAGCGATGCCCTATACGGAGTACGTCGACAACGAGGAGTACCTGCACCAGCTCCATGTGATCGGCATTGGGCACTTCCAGTTTGAAGAGCTTTCAATTGATGACAGTCCCATTTCCTCATTCGAAGAAGTGCAGGCCCAAGTCATTGAGCCAGGCGGTCAAAACACCTTGTTCAACAACGATGTGGTGACTGCTGCTGAAGTCACCGGGCAGGAGTTGATTGCCGTTGCTGATACGGGCGGCAGCATCATTGGTCCGTTCGCGCTCAACCCTGCGGGGACCCAAGTCAACCAGATTGGAATTGATGTTGTGATGATGCGTGGCTTGTACTACGCGACTGACGGTGGAACGCTGGATAGTCGAACCGTTCAATGGCGGGTTGAGGCAAGAGCCATCAATGACGATGGGAATGCCACCTCCGGATGGCTTCATCTTGCCGATGAGTCTTACTCGGCAGCCACCAACACAGCACAGCGCCGAACCTACAAGTACGGTGTGAGTGCAGGCCGCTACGAGGTACGTGTTCAAAGGCTAGACACCAAAGACGCCAGCACCCGTGCTGGGCATGAGCTTCGCTGGGGACAGGCCAAGGGCTATCTTGTCAATCCAACTTTGCCCCCGGACTTGACCTTGCTGGCATTGCGCATGCGTGCAACGGACAACTTGTCTCAGCGGTCATCTCGTTTGGTGAACTGCTTGGTCACTCGAAAGCTCCCTGTTTGGTCAAAGACCACAGGGTGGAGTGCACCCCAAGCCACTAGTTCGATTGCTTGGGCATTTGCAGATGCAGCGCGCTCGAGCTACGGGGCAGGGTTGCCTGATGCAAAGATTGACTTGAATGCACTCGCTCGACTGGATGGTGTGTGGTCTTCGCGTGGGGATACGTTCAATGGTGTGTTTGACCAGAACCTAACGGTTTGGGATGCCATGGGGCAGATTGCCAGAGCTGGGCGTGCGGTGCCGTTCCTGCAAGGCGGCATCGTGCGCATTGTTCGAGATGAGCCCAAGACCATTCCCGTGGCCTTGTTCTCCACCCGAAACATCGTGCGCAGCAGTTTGAAGATTCAGTACGTGATGCCGGGAGATGCAACAGCGGATGCGGT